CCCCTGGACGATCCATTGAACTTGTCCGCTCGTCGTGTAAGCAGCTACATACGCATCGCGTGTATTTCCTTTACGCAAAAGGGTATAAGGGTACTGAGACCCACCGGCATTATAGAATGTTACAGGTAGAGTACTCGTAAAAAACCCGTTTACGTAGACTATCCCGTTATATACCGTGACTCCATTGATTCGGTCGACATTATCTATTTTGACTGCCCATCGCGCATTTCCAGCCGAGTCGTACGATGTCATGAATCCATAAGTTGTCGTACCCGTGACACTCACACTCGACTGTGTACCGTCCGAGTTGTACAAATTGATTGTACCGTTACCATTTCCTACAAAGTATACGCCCGATGAATCAGCATCCGCCGTACGAATAAATCCATAGGCCCCTCCAGCGGCGGTTGATCCGGTACGGGCTCTCCATACAAAATTTCCGGTTGTCGCGTTGTACGCACCGATATAGCTATTTTGTGTTCCGGTCGTCACGAGCGTCCCGCCGATCGTATCGTTCGAATTATAGAACGTAGTCGTCGCGGGCACGATACCTGCGCTCACATACACCTGGGTCGAATCGAGTGCCAACCCGTAGTTTTCACCGATGCCCGAAGTATATGTTTGAATCGAACGCCATAAGAGAGTTCCGTTTGTGGTATATTTTGCTACATACGAACATCTAACAGCAGGGGTGGCGGTACTTGGCGTTCCGTCCGAGTTGTAAAACTGAATGGCCGCTACTGCTTGTGATCTCCCTGATATGTAGAGACCGGATGTGTCAATTTTCACTGACCATGCACGTACATAAGACGTCGTAGTCAGAAGACCCCATTTCGTACACCAAAGGACGTTCCCATTCAGATCATACTTTACAAGAAATCCGTTCCCTGCTGCACCAGGCACAATCGCAGTGAGTGTTGTTCCGAAAGGTGTTCCGTCCGAGTTGTTGAATGTCATCGTGTCCGTGAATGTTCCAAGTACATAGATGCCGGTCGCATCAGCCTGGATATCACTTAGAGAAGTTAATATACCGGGTGTACTCACTATGGAGGCGCACCACACGATGTTCCCGTTTGTGTCAATCTTAATGACCGCTGCACCTGTCGTACTTACAGAAGCTAGTGTATTTGAGAAAGCTGTACCGTCCGAGTTGTACATGTACAAAGGTCCCGACGTGTACGTCGTCGCGTAGTAAGAAAATCCATCCCGGACAACATGACTCGCGCCACTTCCGACCGTGCCACTGCTTGAAAATCGTGTTACCCATGCTTGCTGTGCCGTAGATACTGAAACCTGAAACGTCTGCGATGTCACGAGCGTGCCGGCCGCGATGGTGAATGTGATGGCCGTGTTTGTCTGGGACGTTACCGTGACACCGGTCGGTAGCGGATTGACGACCGTCCATGTGATCGGCACATTGTACGGGTTGTAGTATGTGACCGTGTACGTTTGCGTAGTGGTCGTGTCGAGGACGCGCGGATCCGGATAAAACAGGGGTTGGTAGAATCGGCGGTAGTTGTACACCTCGGTCGCAAGGTATTTGATCGGACCCGAGAATCGGCCAAACTCGTTTTGGTCGCGCGTGATGAGCGTCCGCTGCGTCCGCGTGATGAGCAGTTGGTGCTGCTGCGTCTTGAACCATTCACGTTCGTGATCTGCGAGATGGACGAACGTCGCCCAAAGTTGAAACTGGTACGCCGGCGACGCCTTTTGGATCCGAATCACGAGATCGTGAAACTCGATCGCGACGAGCGGGAATGCGCGCGACCAGTCCTGGCAGAAGAAAAAGTGCAACGGGTAAAACCCGGTCGGCACTTTGCTTTGGGACCATGTCGACGCCTCGAGGACCGGCCACACCTGCGACGAGTACACGACATCCTGTGAATCGACGAGCTGACCGCCGATGGTGAGATCGACCGTGTCAAAGAGGCCCGTCCATGACGTCACGGGAATTTGGCGACCCGTCACGGGATCGTTGGCCGTGATGTAGCACGGGCCGAGAAGGTCGCCGTACCGATCGAACCGGAACGACCCACCCGCGTCAAAATTCATTTTTTTGAGTTCGATACCAAAAGGCACGTGGTGCCGGTACACTGATCGAAAAAATGAAACTTGGGGATCGCCTGAGAGCCACACATCCTGTGGCCCTTGGGCTAAGAGCTGCGCACCGGGTACGCTACTCATCTATTTTTGGACGAGAAAAGAAGGGGCCTAAGAAGAGTACAGGATCGCGCCCATACCGTTCTGGATACGGAGCACGTTGTAGTTGACTGCGTAGATGTACGGCGAGGTGGACATGCCCGCGGCGACCGTTGCAGCCGCCGAGGCACCCTGTACGATGCTCTGCATGTTGATCGTCGACGGCGTCACGATGCGGTAGGTGTCGATGCGCGAAAAGTTGAGCGTACCTGTCGGCTGCAGCTTGGACGTGTCCAGGCAGTACGGGATGATGGCCACGTTGGCCGTCTGACCATAGGGCGAGTAACCGTTCGGCGTGTGGTAGTACTGCGCGGCATCCACCCAGTGCAGAAGCGTGCGCGACTCACCAATGTCCGTGCCGTTCACCTGGGTCTTGAACTGCAGCTGGGAAGCGATATTCGGACCGGCCGTCGTGATGTTGTACGCCTGCGTGTAGTTGTTGGACTGGAACGCCAGGAACTTGATCGGGTGCGAGAATGCCAGCTCCATCGTCGACGCGGACGGCACAAACTGACGCTGCACCTGCGTGATCAGCATATCCTGCGGCGTCTTGGCGAAAAAGTCGCGCTCGGACTGATCCAGGTAGATGAAGTTGGACCACACAATGTACTGCAGCTGGGAGTACGTCTGGCCGTTCGCCAGAGCCGTCTGACCGCTGTAGGCCGCCTGGCTCAGGTTCGCTGACCACGTGATGCGCAGCTCGACGTCGTGGTACTGCAGAGCCACCAGGGGCAGAGCAGACTGCCAATCCTTGCAGAAGAAGAACTTGAGCGCCTGGAACGAGTTGACGTCAAAGCCCGGCTGCGTCGCCGTAGCGGCGGCATACTGGGGCAGCAGACGCTGGTTCGTGTTGATCGCACCGACGACCGGCTCGATGTTGTTCATGTAGTAGCCGTCCTGCATGTCGATCACCTGGCCACCAATCAGAAGCTCCACCTTGTCGATGATGTTCTTCGTCCAGTTCATCTGGGGCACCATGGCACCGGATGCGTCACGGGCCGTGATGTAAACGTAGGACAGCAGGTCACCCTTCTTCTCGAAACGGATCGTCGAAATGCCACCCGGGCTCGGCGTGCCCTGAATGAGCTGACGCTCCACCGAGTTGGCAAAGTGCGTGTAACGCTTGTAGGAAGAACGGTAAAATGAAACCTCAGGCTTGCCGGTCAGGTATGCGTCCTGAGCGCCGATTGCAACGAGTTGAACAATGCCACCGCTCATTTATCAGAGGTCAACCTTTTTTTTTCACGCTTTTGCATAGTCGACAAACGCCGGCTGAGCCAGGGGGTTCTTGGCACGAACATCCCGAGCCAGCCCGAAATCAGTCTGGATCGCGTTCCCTTTGAAGACGTTCACCTTCTGGTACTGCGGCACCACATAGCGCTGACCGTGCGACCCATCCGGCGGACGGAGCGGCAACGAGCTCGCCTCGAGACGAGTCGTCGTACCCGCGCCAATCATGCCAATCGGATCCTGGCGGACGTTCATACGACCGGCGTTGGCCGCCCGATCTGGGTTGACACGGTTGCCCGTGCTGCGCGACATGCCGTTGTTGAGTAGACCGCTGTCATACGCCTGGCTGACTGAAAACTGGGCAGGCCCATCACCCAGATTGTCGTCGCGGTAACCCGTCTCTTGGCGGTTGGTCGTCCGGCGCGTCTTTTGGAAGTCGGGACGTCCCTCCGGTGCCGTTATGGCGCCGCCCTGACCCTGTCCGCGGTTCTGTGCCGGGTCACGGTGCCACGCCTTGGTCTGCTTGGCGTGATGGGTAATCTCACCCATCGTCGTCCCGCCCGACTTGATGAACGAGTTTGCCGGACCGCCCCATGTCCCGGGGAGCGTCGTGAGCTTCTCCTCGTTCATGTTCGTCGGCTCGATGCGGAAAAACTGCTGGAACCCACCTGCGGCTGGCGTATTGGGATCGAGACCGAGACCGCGGCCCACGTACACCTTCTCTGACGGGTTCAGGTTGTTCATCTTGTTCGTGACATTCTCGCGGTACGACACGTCGTACACGGGCTGACCGAACGGAAACCCGGCATTCTTGACAATGTCACCCATGTTTGGCGCAATCTCCTTGGGACGCATGCGCCAATCGCCTGAAAAGCCGCGACCAATGTCAGGCGTCATGTTCTTCTGGTCGAGCTGCTGGTCCTGCTGAGCGAATTGATCGTACTGGACGAGATCCTTGCGGAAAATCTTTTGGGGTGCGAGCATCGCCGGCACTTCCTGCTGTTCCTCCTTGGCATCGCTGATTTTCTTGCCTGAATAGACAAGACCGACAATCGCCGCCAACGAGAGCGGGTCCATTACTATATTTGGACATTTTATTAAGTACGCGCATTTGTCACTCAGGAACTCGTCCTGAGTGAGAAATCGTGTGGTTTTTACTTGCTGCTGTAGCGCTGGGCGTAGGACTGGGACTGGTACATGGCGTACGTGCTCACGGGGTCATTGAGCTGGACGCGAACCGGCTCGTTCACCTCGTACAGACGAGGGAAATCAAACGACTCGGCGGTCCAGTACTTGTTGTTCCGCGAGCTCGTCTGGGAGCGAAGCGCGTCGTCAGTCATGATCATGTCGACGTAGTTGGTGTTGGTGGGACCTTTCCAGATTCCATCCTCGAGAACGAGGCCGTCCGTCTGAAGCCGAGGCATTCTTTCTATGGGTCGAGAAGATTTCTAGCGAGTACCGTACCCACCACCTGCACCGCCGCGCATCTGGACACGCTCCGGGAAACGGGCATTGGGGTTACCCTCTGGGTCGCACGCGCCAGGGGTGTCGCGGCACTGGGGAGCGAACGGACGGCCATATGCAGCCTGAGCAAATGCCGCCTGATCATTCGGAATCGTCGTGTTGGCGGTCGTGTAAAAGTTGCGCTCATAGTCACGGGACTTTTCAAACGGATGAATGGCGGCAAAGTCAGCCTGGACCTCCCCGCGAACCGATGGGTACCATGCAGCCGGAGCACGGTTGGGATCCGACGAATACTCACCCATGAGGATATTGCCCATGGGATTTTCCACCGTGGGCAGAGTGACACCCGAGAGACCACGGGTCACGTATACTGAGCGGGCACCATCCGGGATCATGTTGTTGAAATAAAGACCGTACAGCACGGCGAGGACGAGCCCGCCGAGGAGTACGACGCGCCCGTCGCGCCGTATGATAAAGAGCAGGACGACGGCGTAGACGATGAAACGTGTCGTCGCCTCGACACGCTCCTTACCCGTCTGACGGTCGGACGGCCAAAAGTCCATTAGGTTTTCCTTCTTGAACACTTCTTGGGCAATGTCCATATTGATTTACTCAGAGATCTTTTTCGAGCCGAGACCGCCTGCAGGTCCCATGATTGATGCCATGAGACCCGACATGTTCTTCATGAGCGCCTCCTCGGACGACAGACCCTCCTCCGACATTTGCTTGGCGCACTTCTCGGCAACGCTCTCAATCATGCTGAGTGTCTCGGCCGGCAGGGCCGTAATCGTCGTCGCCAGAATGTACAGCGTCTGGAGGTACTTCCAGATCGCCTCCTTGGTGGTTGTGGATAGATCGTCCGTCCAAATCTTCATCAGATTCATCTCCTTGAGAATTGGAATGTCGTCGACATTCTCCTTGAAATACGTCTCATTCTTCTCCATGAGCTGCGTCGCCACGGGGCCAATCGACTTCATGTAATTCTCGAGCACCATGCGCGGCCGAGTCTTGCGAATCATGCTGAAGGTTGCCTGGTACTTGACGAACGACTTCTCCTCGGGAAAGGTGAGTACGAGCTCGTCGAGGAACTGCTGCATCATGTCATTGAAAGCCGAGACGGTGGTCGCCATTGGATATATGACGCATGTAGACTTTAAGCTTTGAGGAACCCTTTGAGGATGTAGAGAATGAACCCAATCGTGATGATCCACACGATGATGTTCATCAGCTTGGCAAACTTGCAGTACAACGAGTCATCCTCCGCCTTGCACTGGACTACCGAGCCGATACCGCCAAAGATACCAGAGCCTGCAATACCGCCGTTATTGGAGCGCGCCATATTCTAATAGGCTATATTAAAATGGATCATGCGGCCCTTTAAGACTCGGCGCGTAGTATCTTCAAATGGGTGTCATTGAAGATACTATACGTAATATAACTCTTGTTAATTCAGTATTGACACTTTTACATTTGAACCACATATCCGAGGTTCTAGAAGACATACGGGAAAAAGTAACCAAGCCAGGTCCTTAATAAGGATCGTGCGAGATGGACTCCTTCGAGCCCGCGCCCTGAGACACGATGAAATAGACGAGCAGACCGACAAGAAACGCCGGCTTGAAGTATGCCGAGTTCTGCAGTTTCTCCTTGTTCATGCTGGACTTGACGTGAATATATGCAATCGTCGCGGCGGCGGCAATCGCACCGGCGCTCATCGGATCGCGAAAGTAGTGATCCATTTACTGTCTGCATCTATTTTTTATCGGGTGCGTCATCGAAGAGCGTCTCGTGGTGAACCTGTGCGGGGGCCGGACCCGGGGCGGGCGTCACGGGAACCTCCTTGAGTTCGCCGTTTGGATCGGCACCAGCTGGCGTACCGGGCACCGGATCGGTCGGTGACGGCGTCTCTGGAACAACCGACCCGGGTTCAGCGCCCTCGCCCTCTGCAGGCGTCGCCGCCTCGGGTGTCACGGGTGGCGGCGTGTCTTCCGCATCGTCCACCTCGCCGTTCGTGTCGGGTCCGATCCCGTTATCCATGTCAAACTCACCCGTGAAACCCGGGATGTACGTGTCGAGAATCTGCTGTACCGGAATGAAATCGTCAATCACCTTGCGGATGCAGTGCGAAAAGCGCGCGTGCAGCTGGACACGCTTCTCCGAATCCTTGATATCCTCGACGACGATGTAGGGGCTGTTGTACATGTCCTCGGCGGCGGCGATGTAGCACGAGTGAACAAACACGTCGTTGGTCGGCAGCTTGATGTTGAGCTTCTTGGACTCGCTAGAGATGCGGACGGCGGACATGATCTTGATCGAAATGACAAAGACGGCCGCGAGGAGGTTGGGAAACATGGAGCACGTCTTGATGATCGCATCCGTGTGCTGCTTCATCATCACGTTGTTCCAGTTCTTCACCTCGACGAGGAGCGCCTGGTACTGGAGGAGCGTCTTGCGCCCCTGGGACTGCTTCTTTGCCTCGGCGTACAAGTCAAAGAAGGCGTCGATCATCACTGGAATCATTGCACCTGAGAGCTTGGCCATGTACTTGCGCTCAGCCTCGGCAAGGACATCCATTTGTTTTTTGTACCGTTTTTTATTACGTGTTAAAGTCGCGGGTCACCATGGACCTAGAAATGGGCTGGGGCATTTGCTTTGACCTGGGCCCAAATGGTCGCGTGTACTGTGCCGATGGGTGTAAATGGCGTGCGTCAGCCTCTGACTATGGAGACTACCCCGTGTGGCCGTCGGCCCAACAGGCTGTGCTCGACTACTTTGAGAACGAGGCGCACGGAGAGCTCGACATGATTCGCGACGAGTGTCCCGGAACTGCCGCGGCGCTTCGTGAGGCGTGCGACGAACACATCGGCGTCGCCCTGCGTCAATACGACCGTCTGAGCGACGAGGCGAAGAAGCGACTGCACGACGAAAAGTTGGAGGAGCTGGAGGCTGAACTCGTGCGCATCAAGGAGGAGCTCGTGACGGCACTCGATGCGTACAAATCCCAAAAGGCGTACTGGATTGAATACCAGAAAAACCCACCCAAGCCGAAGGTGGCCAAGACGCGGGCCGATGAGCTCCGACAACTCATTGCGCCATACAAGGTTGAGCTCATGACTGAGGAGGCTGCTATGCGGTGCGATCGTCTCAAGGTGGCCAAGGCACAGACGATCAAGCTGATTGGTCGCGAGAATAAGTTTTCACTTTTCTAGAATGCGTTTCACAATCAGAGCGAGCATGACGATCTGTACCGACATGGATGCGACACGTGCACGCGTGCTCTTTGGTACAATGTCACCATAGCCGGTCGACGTCGACGTCGTCACGGTGTAATACAGGATTGCCATGAACCGTTCACGGGGCTCCTTTGGAAGGTTTGTAATGTCGTCGTCGGTTGCCCACGAATAGACGAACGCGCTGAAGACGACATTCACGATGAGAAGTACGACGATGAGTTTTGCCACGTCCATTTATACTCTACGGACATTTCATTTTCGAGCCGACGAGCGAATCTTCTGCGCCGTCTTGGCCAAGTTTGCCAGTGTCGGAAGTTGAACCTCATGGTCGTTCGAGTGATCGATGACCGTCACGTGATTCGAAGGTTTGGGACGTTCCCATGTCACGTGAATCGCGTTCGCCATGGCTCGCCTCGTCGAGTAGCCGAGTCGATCGAGCTGGCGTTCCAGGTATGTCGTCGCGGCCGTCACGTCGTACGCAGGATACCCGATGACGAACGTGGGAGTCGTGAGCACAATGTCATGCGCGCCGAGCGTCGCGGCGTTTGAAATTTTACGCGAAAACTGCTCGAGTATCGCTTTATATGTAGCCTTTCGACCGTCGAGCCGTTTTCGCTCGCGATCTGCGAGCTGTCGGGCCGAAACCACCATATTACGTGTGCAGGTTTTGTCGCCGACGCATTCACGCGGTGATAGAACGCTCGATCAGCGAATCGGTCGAGCCGGCTGGCATGGAGTTGGACTGGGCGTCAGCAAATGCACGACCGCGCTGCTGCTCACGCTGGGTATCCAGCCACGAGTCGAGCTTCTCAGCCACACCCGGGACGTTCTGCTTCAGGGTTGCAAACTGCTCGGCGAGCACCGCCTCGACCGAATCAAAGTCCTGGTACGAGTCAGACTCGGTAAATCCCTGGAACGGACCGTTGGCCTGTGGCTGCACCTGGCCAGTCACGCTGATGAGATTGCCCGCCGAATCAGCCTGGACGTCGTACTGGACGCCGAAATAGCCGCGCGTGTTCAGGAACAAGATGCGAGCGTTGTAAATGACCGACCCCTGGCTGCCCTGCATGGGATTGATGTAGACAGTCTGCAGGGGGTACAGGTCAGGTATGCGATCCTGGATACCATTGACGATCGTCTGAATGGTGGCCGGGTCAACCGGATTGGACGCAGACACGTCAGTGAACATCTCTTTGCCTGACGTACGGTTCCAAACCATAAACACGAGGATCGCCAAGAGCAAAAAAATGAACATGTCAGGGCTCTTCATCCTTTACATGAGTGCGTCAAAAAAAATCACCAAATCCCTCACGGGAAAGTAATGGCGACACTGGTATACAGTGATCGGTGCCAGTTTTGCGCCCAGGTCATCAAGTACATTCAGGAGAACCCCCCTCTGCTCCATGTGGTTCGTTTTCATAACGTCGCGAAGCAGGGTGTGCCCTCCAAGCAGATTACACGCGTGCCGACGCTCGTCACGAACGACAACAAATACCTCGTGGGCCCGGAGGTGAAAGCATGGCTCGAGTCCATGATCCCCAACGACGAGGTCGAGGCACTTGAGGCGTTCGGTCCGGCCACCAGCATGCTGGACGGCACGGATAGCGAGACGGGTGATTTTTTCGACTGGACTCGCCATGGGTCGTCGCTCGCCCCACCCATGACCAAGGAGCTGGAGGAGCGTATCAATCGCAAGGTTCAGGATGCATACTCGGCATATCAGAAGTAGTTTTTCTCTCACACCACTAGTAGAATGGCTTCAAAGCCGGACATTCCCACGGATGTTACCGTGACGAGGCTTTTTACAACCGGAAATCTCGTCTCGGCAAATGCACTTTCAACGGGAAACTTGTTCACGACCAACGTACTCATGGCGGGAAACATGACAATCACGGGCACGCGCACGGCCGGACGAACCTCGCTCACCATCACGGGGAATGTCGTCGCTTCGAACGCGCTCGTCGTTCGTAGAATCTACGCGTCGAATGTCGTCCTGAAGGACTCTCTGAGCATCACCGGAAACATGTTCGCGTCGAACACCCTGACGACCGCCAATTTGTACGTGACCGGTCCGATCTTCGTACGCGGGACGCAGACACCGGGTCAGACGACACTCAGCGTGACGGGTAATCTATGGACCGCGAATGCCGTGACGACCGGTAACGTGACTGCGACCGGCAACGTCGTCGCGACCGGCAACGTGCTCGTGACTGGTGCACGGACACTCGGTCAAACGACGCTCGGCGTCACGGGAAATGTCGTGCTTTCAAACACGCTGACGACCGGTAACGTGACTGCGACCGGTAACGTGACTGCGACCGGTAACGTGATCGTCACGGGCGCCGCGACGCTCGGTCGAACGACGCTCGGCGTCACGGGAAACGCATACGTGTCCAACACGCTCATGACCGACCGGGTCTTTACCGGGAACGCATTTGTGTCAGGTACGGGCGCCGCGGGCGTAAGTGGATTCACGACGCTCAGCGTCGCATCCGGAAACGTCTACATGGGCAATGCACTCGCGATGAGCAACCTGTACACGACCAACGTCTATGCGACCGGGAACGTCGTCGTGACTGGTGCGTCGACAGTCGGAAGCACGACTCTGACCGTGACCGGGAACGTGGTTGTCTCAAATGCCGTGTCGATGAGTAACCTGTACACGACCAACGTCCATGCATCCGGGAACGTCGTCGTGACTGGCGAATCGACGGTCGGCTCGACGACACTGAGCGTGACTGGTAACTTGTACGTCGCAAACGCACTGAGCGTCTCGAATCTCTACGTGACGAACGTCTATGCGGTCGGTAATGTCGTCCTGGACGGTACGACGACGATTGGCGCCACGACGCTCGGCGTCACGGGTAACATGTTCGTCTCGAACGCGCTCGTGATTGGAAATGTGGCGACGACGAACGTCTACGTGACTGGTATCGTGACTGTCGCGAACGTGTACATCACCGGTAACATGCACGTTTCAAACACGGTGACAGCTATGAACATCTTTGCCAACTCGTATGTGCTCACCGGGTACAACGGCGCCACGACCATGAACGCCTTTACGAATGTCTACGTGTCGAATGCAGTGTCGACGGTCAACGCGTGGGCGTACAACAACGTCTTTGTGACGTCGAACATCGGTCTGTACACGACCAACATCTGGGGCGACACGGTCACGGGTGGAATCAACGTCGACGAGTACGCGGGTGCGACGATCGCGACGAAGAATCGCCTACCAACCTACCGAGAAGTTCCAGTCGGTACGATGCCACCAGGCGTTTGGTACGCTGATGAAATCTACGACACAAACTATCTCGAGCGCAACATTGCCGGGACGACGTACGTCCAGGCGATTCCGACCCCGGCAACCCCTTCGATCGTTCAGGTTCCGACGCAGACTCTTTCACTCAACTCGAACGTCTTTAACATTCCGGTGTACTTGCGCCCCGCGATCGTCGACGGCAACTTCCAGGTGTACAACCAGTACATATCAGCGACCGGGTTCGTGTACACGCCGACGACGACATCATGGACATGGAACGCGGCCGCCGGAACATCGATCGTGGCGATCCGAGCATACAATGCAACCTGGGGTGGTCGTAACGCCCCGGCAGCATCGAGCGTCTATTTCGGTATCCAGCAGCAAGGGTCGATGTCACAGGCCATCACGGGGCTCATTCCGGGGGCGCGATACAGCGTCTCGTTCTACATGACCGGACGAGCTGTAAGTCTGGACGGTAACAATCTCAACGTGAGAATCGGTGGCAATCCGGCCGCGACCGGTGGGACGATCGATGGCGGTACAACCATCTATATGAATGCATCTGTTGGGTCGACCACAAACTGGCAGTACATTACGACGTCTACATGGACGGCGACGGCGACGAGTATGACGATCACCTTTGCATCGACAAATCCTTTGGGTGGTGATCGCACGGTCCTCTTGGGGAACATTCAACTGAATGTGATTGAGAATCTGGCCACGGTCACGTGGGGAATCTCGGAATCGGACCGAGTCGTTGCATCGGGTGGAAACACGACGACCGATCTCAACGGGTACCGAATCCATACATTTACATCCGGTACAGGTTCATTTGTCGTGACACAAGGTGGACTTGTTGAAGTTCTCGTCGTCGGCGGAGGAGGCGGCGGCGGGTCGCGTTTCGGAGGCGGCGGAGGAGGCGGAGGCGTCGTCCAGCGTATCGTTTCAGTCACTCCGCAGACTGTTACAGTGACGGTCGGAAACGGCGGTGCCGGTGCGACCGGGAATGGTTCATCAGGTGGCAATGGCGTCATCTCATCGTTCGGATCTCTCGTCACGGCATCTGGGGGCGGTGGAGGCGGTGCCGAATCGGTTGCGGGTCTCGCAGGTGCATCGGGAGGCGGAGGCGCGTACTTTGCTAAAACGGCTGGAAAACCAAATGCAGGAGATCAGGGGTTTGCGGGCGGTGATGGGACAGTTGGTGCATCGGCGTTTGCGGCTCCACGTAACAACGGTGGTGGCGGTGGTGCGGGCGGTGCAGGTATCGGGGGGCGGAACGTTCGCGGTGACGGCGGACCAGGACGACCGTCGAACATTTCAGGTACACTCACGTACTACGGCGGCGGAGGAGGCGCATCCGATTGTCGAAATGATACTGGTGGTGTGGGATCACAAGGATTTGGCTTGGGTGGCACTGGTGGCGGAGGACGTGGGGGCGGTGCAGAGACGACGGCGAATGGCGGAGATACGTCGTCAGGTACTGGAACGGCCGGTACAGCAAATACGGGTGGCGGTGGTGGCGGCGGTTCATACGTTGGCGCTACGACCGGTCAATCGCCGCCGAATCGTGCGGGCGGCGCGGGTGGTACTGGCGTCATTATTATCAGGTACCCACTCTTGTCGACCGGGCGTACGCGCGCATACTTGACAAACCCGACGAGTCTCGGGTGTACAGTCACCGTTCCGACTGCGACGCTCACGTCGACGAGCACGATCACCGTATCGGCGACGAATGCAACCGGATCGACAACCATGTCATTCCCGCTCGTACTCACGTCGGGTCTCCGAGTACCCGTGGAAGCACCGACGGCCGAGTACACGCTCGTGAACGGCTACCACATCTATGCGTTCAAGGCGAACACCACGCACTACTTCGACGTTTCTAATACTGTACCGGTCGAGTACCTGATTTGTGGCGGAGGAGGTGGAGGCGGTATGGATATGGGTGGCGGCGGAGGTGCCGGTGGATACGTCGCCGGGTTTACACAGTTGGTCCCGGGCCGGTACAGTGCAACGGTAGGTCGCGGAGGGTTTGGTGCACTGGCGGGAAATTCTGGCGGTCAGACTGCAAATCATCCGTTTAACTCAGCTGGACGTGCGACGAACGGTGAAAACTCGTCGCTCGTCGGCGGAACCATCAATCTAACTGCACTTGGTGGTGGTCTCGGCGGAATGTCAAGATATGTCGATGGAAACGCATCTGGCGGCAATGGGGGATCAGGGGGCGGATGTTCGGGATATGCAGAAGGCCAAAGCCTCGGACGTTTCGGTCTTTCGACTCAGTTTACCACTTACGCATACGGCCTCGGGAATAATGGAGGTGACGCTCTTCAGAGTTATTATGGCGCTGGAGGAGGGGGAGCTGGTGCAGTCGGTGGGACTGGAAATGTAATAAATGGACGCCCGGATGGAGGTATCGGAATCCAAAACGCAATTCTCGGGACGAGTTATTTCTGGTGCGGCGGCGGCGGCGGATCAAATTATGTAACTGGCTCTGGTATCGCGGGGTGGGGTGGTAAGGGGGGTGGTGGTGGCGCCGGGGGTGGAGGGAGCGGTATTCAAGCTCTCGGAGATACAAACGGGTTGAACCCAGGTGGGAACGGAGGGTATATTGCATCTGGTGGTCAAACGAATCAGCCAGGTGGAAACGGCGGTACAAATACAGGCGGTGGGGGCGGTGGGGGCTCTCATTACAACTTGACCAACAGAGGCGGAGACGGCGGATCAGGAATCGTCGTTATTAAAATCAAAGCCTAGAGCATGGTGGCGAAGATTGTCATTCCGCCGAACGTACCAGTCAATGACTTGTACGCGACGGCTAACATGACAGCCTCAAATGCCCTCACGACAACAAACGTCTTTGCGACGAACGTCGTGGCGACCGGACAGATGACGATTCTCGGTACGAGGACGGTGGGCAAAGCGTCCCTGCTCGTGACTGGAAACGTCGTGGTGTCTAATGCGCTCGTGACCGGAAACGTCTTCACAAACACGTTTGTTCTGAACGATACGATCCAGGTGACTCAGGGGAATGTCTTCGTGTCAAACACTCTCGTCACCACGAATGTCTACGTGACGGGCAAGGTGATTTCGACCGCCTCATTGACCGACCGGTATGCCGACGGATTTTCGATCGTCGTGCCGACCGGTAACGCCTATGTGTCGAACGCCGTGACGACGTCGAACGTCGTGACGTCGAACGTGGTCGCGTCCGGGAACGCCGTGGTTCACAACACAGTCTCGACCGGGTTCACGACCCTCGATGTCGTCGGCAACGCCTACATGTCGAACGCAGTGACCGTGTCGAACATCGCCACGACCAACGTGTACGTGACCGGCACCGTCGCGGTTTCCGGTGCGTCCGCGCGCAACCAAGTGGTATTGAATGTCACGGGCAACGCCTACGTGTCCAACACAGTTTCAACCGGGAACGTGTACGTGACCGGGAACGTCTATGCGGCAGGTGAAGTACGCGTCACGGGGAATGCTTACGTGTCGAATGCAGTCACGACGACCAACGTATTCACCGGAAACACGATTGCGACCGGGCAGTTGATCGTCACTGGAATCCAAACAAACGGGTACACTGCACTGAACGTCGGGGGGAATGTCGCCGTGTCGAACGCATTCGTGATTCCACCAACCGGGCTCGGTGTCATCGCCGGGAACGTGATCACGGGTGGTATCCTGACCGTCACAACCGTCACGGCGAGCGGTGTACTGGCGTTGAACGTTGCCGGGAATGTCGCCGTATCAAACGCACTCGCGACGAACGATGACGTGTTCACGGGAAACACTGCAGCCTCCGGGCTTTTGACTGTGACTAATCTCGGCAAGACGGACAAGTTTACGGCGCTCACGGTCGGCGGGAACGTCGCAGTGTCGAACGCCCTGACAACCACGAACGTCTTTGTCGGGAACGTGTACGCCACCGGTAATCTGTTTGTACAGGCTGACACGACGGTCCAAGGTCTCACGACTCTGGTGGGTAATGTCGTCGTGTCGAACGCGCTCGTGACGTCGAACGTCTACGCGAATATGTGGTCGGCGAACCTGGCGACGAGCGTGACCGTCACGGGCAACATGTACACTCGGAACAACATCACGACCCAAAATCTGTTCACGACGAACGTGTTTGCGGCAACGTCCGTCCAGGTGAACAACACCGGTCTGACGGTCGATCCTCTGACTGGTGGAATCATCGTGTCGACCGTTTCGTCGAGCGTACAGGCGCAGGTGTACCCCCCTTCAGCCATGACGGGGTACACACTGACCGTACCGGGTGGAGGTGGGACGTACACGGCGAGTGCATCGTCCGAACAGGGGACGCAGCTTGCATGGAAAGCGTTCGACGGCCTGAGCGGCTTTGACAACGTCGACAATATTTGGAAATCAGGTGGCAACGGGTACAACGGTAGTACGGGATCGTACATTGGGGCGGTATCGACGTCCGGTTTTCAGGGTGAATGGGTTCAACTCAGAGTACCGGCAGGGGTCATTCTGTCAGGGTACATAATCACGCCATACTTGGGTTCGACTGGTGTATACACGCAAAACCCACGAAAATGGTACATTCTAGGATCGAACGACGCATCTGGCTGGACCCTCTTGGATACGCGAAGTGGAATCACATCATGGATCGCCGGACAGAGTCAGACGTTCTCCGTGACGCCCGTCACCGCGTTCATTTACTTCCGTATCGTCGTGAATGAAATTCAGAACGGCGCACCCGTCAACTGCATCATCGGCGATTGGTCGCTTTCGGGAACGATGGTGTCGCCTCTTCCGATCAATGCCCGCAATCTGCCAGTCTACGTCGAGTCGGGTGTCACGTCGACGGTGTTCCCGCCGTCAGCTATGTCGGCTGACACGACGGTCATCAGCGGCGGAACGTACGTGGCGTCTGCGTCGTCGGCCTACGATGCCGTAACGTACCAGGCGTACCGTGCATTCGACAAGAACGCGTCGACCGTATGGCACCAACAGAATGCGGGGGCATACAGGACTACTACCGGGCAATATATCGGAACTACGAGCACATCTTTCAGTACAATCATCGGCGGCGTCCCGTATTTCGGCGAATGGCTCCAGATTCAACTTCCGACTGCGAACGTTCTTTCGTCGTACGCAATCACGTCACGTACCAGTCTCGGCGTCCAAGCCCCTTCTACGTTTTACATCATGGGTTCGAATGACGGCACGACATTCACGTTGGTCGACACACAGACTAGCATCTCATGGTCAGCCGGTGGCGGTGAGACCAAGACATTCACAGCATCGTCACCGTATCCATTCAGTCGGTACCGTATCGTGATCAGTGCGACGGGCGGTGGTACAAACTCCGACTATACGACGATCGCGTCGTGGGATCTCAACTGTCTCTCGACATCCGGGTTCAATGTCGGAGACGAGTACTATGATGCAAAGTACCTTTACAAAATGATGGGCACGAACCCGAATTGGCGTTCGATCGCGCGACCGATTCCACTTGCACCGGACATATCCGCTCAGCCCGTACTCACGACGAGCGGCGGGACAGAAACAACGCCCTACTCGCGTTTCAAGCTCCATACGTTCACGACGTCTGGAACATTCACGGTTTCAGGGACGGGTACGGTTGAAGTTCTCGTCGTCGGTGGCGGCGGGTCGGGAGGGTCCCGCCATCAAGGTGGTGGCGGGGCCGGAGGTGTGGTGTACGTCGAGCGATACCCCATTTCGACCGGACAATATACAGTCACTGTGGGAACTGGAGGTGCTGCAAATACGGGCGTATCTGGTGCAGGTACATCGGGCACAAACTCTGTGTTTGGAAGTCTGACGGCGCTCGGTGGAGGAGGCGGAAGCGTCGGAAGCGTCGGGCCAGTTGCCGGTTTGTTCGGATCGGGCGGCGGTTCCTTTTCCAGCAACTACGGATTCATGTCTATTCCTGGAACGGACGGTCAGGGGTTCCCGGGTGGCGCCGGGACGTACACTGCCGCCGGCCAGACGTCGTACGGAGGCGGAGGCGGAGGCGGGGCTGGGAGCGCCGGACGCAACGCAAACGGTGCGGCATCCGTGACGGCCGGATCGGGCGGTGTAGGGTTCATGTCGAATATCACCGGTACGAATACATTTTATGGCGGCGGAGGTGGGGGTGGCTGTGCAACCGACTCGACATTGTACGGCTACGGTGGTCTAGGCGGCGGAGGACGTGGCGGCGGCGGAGGTGGTACGACGACCGGTGTTGCCGGTACAGACGGTCTCGGCGGCGGCGGCGGTTGCGGCGGCTTTAATGCCGGTACAAATTATGCGTCCGGCAAGGGTGGAAACGGTGTCGTGATCATCAAGGTACCGACGACGATCGACGTGGTCGTTCAGACACTCACGGTATCCGAACAGATTGTGATTCCCATTCGGCAGAACCGCCAGGTGGCTGACGTCGAACGCGTGACGTGGGGTCTCACTGGTCAACCCGCCCCCGTGTACATAGACAATGAGTCCAATACCGGGTGCAATATCGTCATTCCACAGGGGACGTACACGTCGGCGACATCTACGGTCACAGTCACGGCGAAGAATTCTGGAGGGTCAGCGTCATCAATCACGATCCCGATAACGTTTCGGTTTTCGCCGCCATCGTACCCGGGACTCGTGTGTTGGCAGGATCGATCGTCATGGGATGCGACGTCGGGCACATGGGCTGACATGTCCGGGCGAGGTAATAATGGATACAGAACGGCTGGTACGGTTACGGTCCAACCGACCTTTATTACAGGGACAACAGCGACAGGTATGTTATGGCCCACACTTTTGCCCCAGCCGTACACGTTTTTCCACGTCGCCAAGTACAACAACGCGGTCCTCGGAACAAACACGGGACGTATATTCAACGGCGTGAATATCAACTGGCTCTCTGGATTCTGGCAGAGCAGATCCGGTGTCGCATACCATCACGGGTGGCTCAGTATCGCCAACCAACACAGTCTCAACTGGGTCATGAGTACCGATCAGCCGTACATGTACCGTTCGAACGGAACTCTGCGCAACGACACGAACGCCTCGGGTGGAGACGTTCCTCTTACAGGAAATATACCGCGCGGCATAAATATATTGTCATCGGGCGAAGTATCGGATTGGGCGGTCGCCGAGATTATCGTGTACAATCGGACGCTCTCGAGTACGGAGATTTTGGCGGTCGAAGCATACCTCAGAGCCAAGTACCCGTCATTCAATCTGTAAAAACTTTCGGGACCAGTATTAGATGGCAGGCATTGCCAAGTTGACAATCCCGACGAACGTCGCGGTGATCGATTACGAGTACACGTTTGGAAACTTCAGTTCGACCAACGCATTCACGACGTCGAACATCTGGTCGACGAACGTGTACGTCATCGGTAACCTGATCGACACGGCGAACGCCACCCCAGGCTACACGACACTGGACATCACAGGTAACGCATCCATGTCGAATGCGCTCACAGTCGGAAGTCTGTACGCCAATACGCTCAGTCTTTCGAATGTCGGCAGTACAATCACGCTCACGGGCAACGTGGCGACGCCGTCGAACGCATTCACAACCGCCAACGTATTTGCGTCCGGGAATATGATTGTGAACGGCGTGACAAATCCGGGCGTGACACGCGTCGCACTCGGTGACAATCTGTTGGTCGCCAATGCGATCGCGACGACCAACGTGTTCACGGGAAACCTCGTCGCGACCGGGAACTTTACGGTTGGCGGTATGCCGGGCGTGTTGACGCTCAGTGTACGAGGCAACACGGCCGTGTCGAATGCCGTCACGACGACCAACGTGTTTGTAGGTAACGTGCTCACATCCGGAAACCTCACGATCGGCGGTTTTCCGCGCTTGACGGCGCTTGATGTGTCCGGAAACGCCTACGTGTCGAATGCAGTCACGGTGTCGAACATATACGCATTGGGAAATTTCGTCATCGAAGGTGCGACGACGGTCGGCGCGACGACCCTGTACGGTCGGTCAAACCTTGTGGTATCAAATACGGTATCGACGACCAACGTCTGGACGACCAACGTGTACATGACCGGGAATGCGCGCATTGACGGTCTACCCACCCTGACGAGCGCGACCATCACGGGCAACGTGCTCGTCGGCAACACCGTGACGACGACCAACGTCTGGACGACCAACGTGTACGCGACCGGAACCATGTCTGTTCCGGGTCTTTCAGCACTGACAACCGTGAGCGTTCTTGGTAACGCACTGGTCGGCAACACACTGACGACGACCAACGTCTGGACAAACAACGTCATCTCGACCGGAACCATGACGGTCGGGGGCCGCCCGGGTGAGACGACAGCACGCATCACCGGCAATGCGGTCGTGGCGAACGCCCTGACGACCAACAACGTATTCACGGGCAACCTGTTCGCGACCGGGAACTTGATCGTGACCGGTGAACGTACGACCGGTATCCTGACCGCGAACGTCAACGGGAACGTCTTTGCGTCGAATGCATTCGAGACGACGAATGTTTTCGCGGCGACTATTTCGTCGAACCTCGTGAACCTCACCGGGAACGTCTTTGTGTCGAATGCGGTCCAGTCCCAGAATATCTGGGCGACGAACGTCTACGCGGCGAACGTATTCATAAAAAACACGGGTCTGTACGCCGATCTTGCAACAAAGAGCGTCGGTGCGGCTGTGTGGACGAGCACGCAAGCGGCAACCCTGACCCGTGCAGCCCATGTTCCGCTGTACGTCGAGTCGGCGGGCGTCGCACCTTCTGCAGGTACTGTATGGACCGGCGACATGTACTATGACAACTCGACCCTTTACAAGTACATAAACGCCGCGAGCCCTCTGTGGTGTCCGATTGCACCCATAAACTTGGCCACGCCGTCAGTGAGTGCAATCGGTACACAGAGCATCACGACGACCGGTACGACCGCCATCCAGGTTACACAGACCGTCGACGCGACGAGCGTCGGACCCGTATACTGGTCACTCAGCGGACAACCCCCCGACGTGTTTTTGTCAAACACGTCATCGAAGGGTGCGACGATCGTCGTCCCGGCGTTCATGCGCGGTTCGTCGACATCGACCGTGACAGTATCGGCGACCAACGCACGTGGAACAGCTTCTGAGCAGGTGTTTTCGCTCGGCATCACCATGCCCGCGATACTCATCGGTACGTCCCGTGATTACCCCGTATCGAACGCGTCTATACTCAGACAGTTCACGTCGACCGACGGAAACTATTGGTACCAGCCACTGAATACCGATACACAGCCAGTCCAGCTGTACACAAACTTTACAAATGCGCCGGCCGGAAAGGGATACGTACTCATCGCACGCGGTCGCGAATCGACCGATTGGTGGAACAGCGCTGGTCAGAACTATTCGAGCACGAGTACGTCGCTCACATTGGCGTCGGCCAGCATAAATACACCGATCGCCGTGTTGTCAGATCGGTTCGTCAACTCGCTCATCGGAAACTGGCGCAACATGAAACTTCTCGTGAATCGAATGAATGGCGGCGATTCGTGGTACTATACTGGTACTTCGGACGGACCATTCTCGTGGAACTATTTCAGGTCCTTCAACGGAACCAATATAGTAAATAACTGGACTCCTTCCATCAGAGCTAGAGCAGCGGGTGCACGGTACACGAGTCTTTGGAAAGGAGGCACACTAACTGGTACAACGCCAGATACAGCGGGTTTCACAGATATGGGACAATACACGGGAAATGATTGTAGTCGTATATTCACGGGTTGGTGGAGCGGTCATGCTAGCAACAATCAGGGGTGGTCGGGTGGTGCATCATGCACACCCGCCGGTGGTCTTCAAGCATCTGTGGGTGCTACGGGTCACTCGCTTCAGCTCGTCAACTGTTACATGGAATGTTAGTTAAAGAAATGGATCCTTAAAAGAGTGGGCAGGTGAAGCCCCACCGAGGATACCATGTGTGGTACCTCACCTGATCTTAGCTCAATTGGTAGAGCGAAGGACTGTAGGAACAAAGTTCCTGTTGTGGATGAATCAGCTCATCCTTAGGTCGCTGGTTCGATTCCGGCAGATCAGAGCCCAGGGGTGTAAACACCTGTTCGTAGCCTCTATAGCTCAGTTGGTAGAGCGCACGCTTCGTAAGAGGAATGCTTGCATTCCTCACGTGTCAGCGTGAGGTCTTGGGATCGACCCCCAATGGAGGCAAAAAGTTCTATAGTATAATGGTTAGTACGTGAGACTCTGAATCTCGAAATGGGAGTTCGATCCTCCCTAGAACTTCTCAGACCTGAATACGTCGTTAAACTATTCGTCGATGCTCCTATAGCTCAGTCGGTAGAGCGTCAGACTGTTAATCTGAATGTCGCAAGTTCAATCCTTGCTGGGAGCGATTCTTTTCATGGACACGGTACGTCCATGAAAAGAAGACCTAAAGCAACCGTACGCATACACGGTAAGAAACATGCAAGTTCGAAACATTGAGGTTTGGCAGGCGAATCTGCGCCGCGACGAGGTGAATTGTACGGGGGGTACGAAACATCTCGTTTTGCGCGGTCGCTATCAGCGAAACAATACGTGGACCAAGGCGTCTCGCATGGCTTTGCTTGACACGATCCTGATGGGATATCCATGTGCTCCAATCTATCTCATCGCTTCCAAAAAAGCAGAGGATGTGTTTGATGGGGCGCACCGACTCGAGACGGTTTGTGATTTTGTCACGAACAAGTTTCCGATTCAAAAGGCGACGTCGGATGTTATCAACTGGGAGTCGAGTCAGATTTCAGCCTATGTAAACTTGTACTACAAGGATTTGCCCGACGAGGTGCAGGAAATTTTCCGCAATTATACGTTTACGACGAGTACCATTCCGAATGACGTGGTGGAAGATCCCGAGCGTCTCTCGACGCTTTGGATTCGTCTGAACAATTCTGGGAAACCTCTCAACGACTATGAGAAGTACATTCCGGTCTACTACACGCTGTACAAGTTTCTCGAGGAGCACAGCCCTGTATGGTTTGGTACGTGCGTTTACGCGAGCGATACATCTGACGACGGAAAGGCGGAGGTTCAGCTCATGCGCATGTTCGCCCTCAGTGAGGTGACGATCCCGACCAAATTTAGTTCTCAGAATGACATTTACAAAAAGTGGCGCCTCGAGACCTTCGGAAAGACGACCGACGTGGATTCAAACTTTGAGGCGAAAAAGTCGGACCTTGAAACTCGCCTGAAACATCTACGGGTAGTCTATGGGGTGCTCGAGAAGCACAAGCTTTTCGAGGACAAAAAGCCGAATGACATTGTCCTCCTCGTGCTCATCAGTCGGATCGCGCGTTGGTGCGACACGCGTCAAATGCTCACGCGTTGTGAATCGCGACTCATCGAGTACGCGACCATGATGTTCAACGTGGCACGATCGGAAATGGCGAGCATGCTCTGTTGCCCCGAGCGTAACGGGGGCTACCAAACCCGGCTCATCTACCGTATCGACCGCGACATTCACGACATTGTCGAGCAGCTCGACGATCCGCGTCTGTTTACGCCGACTCAAAAGACGCTGAAGCTTCGTGAGCAGTGCAACGAGTGCCCGTGGTGCAAAAAGCCGATCGAGTGGGAACAGAAGTATGAGGGACACCACGTCGTGCCGTACAGCAAGGGTGGACCGACGACTCTGGCAAATCTCCAGGTGCTCCATGAAGAGTGTCACAAGGCGCTTCACTTGAACAGCTGAACGCGCCAACCAGGACCGAGCGCACGCTGAGTCGCCAGACGCGCACCCTCAAGGCTCGGCTTGGACCAGAGAAACCAACGCGACCAAAACCCAGCAGAGTACCGTCCACTCGGACCCCATGCTTCACGTCTCCGATGACGTATGAGGTAACGGTGCATCCGTGCAGCGTCTTTATGCATGGTGTAATCCGAATAGCCTTTGCTGCCAAAGTTGACGTGGCGTACGCGCCCATCGACGTTGAACGTCGCTCGCCATTTCTTGCCCAGCTTTGGGCTACGACGCACCGTAACGGTTGGCATTACTGGGTGCACAGAAAACATTTACACCTGCGATGGAAGGCTGATAAAAACCAACGACGCGTGATCCCCATGTACCTTCAGACGATCCAGGCGAGTGCGCTACGCACGATATTTGAGGTGCTCAAGGATATCGTCAATGACGTCAACGTCTATTTCACGCCGCAGGGGGTGCGAATCGTCACGCTTGACACGGCGCGCGTGACGCTCGTCCACATGTTTCTGCCGGCTGAAAATTTCGAGGCGTACACGTGTGCCGAGGAGGTGATTGCCGGGCTCAACATGGCCAACACGCACAAGCTGCTCAAGTCGGTGACGAACAACGATTCACTGATCATGCGCATGACGGGCCGTGACGTGCTCGAGATTGAGATTGAGAATACGGTCAAACACTCGACGACGACGTTCAAGCTCAAGCTGCTCGACATTAACGAGGATGATCTGAATGTACCGGACATTGAGATGGATATCGTGACGACCGTTCCCTCGGTGGATTTTCAGCGCATTGCGCGCGACATGGCAAACCTGTCGACCGATATGACGATCAAACGCACAAAGACGACGCTCGAACTCAGCTGCGTCGGTGATTTCGCAGATCAAATGACGACGCTCGACTGCCCCCCGATCGACCGGGATGAGCAAGTCGGTGGGACGTATGCGCTCAAGTACATCAACATGTATACCAAGGCGACGAACCTGTGCTCGAGCGTCCAGCTGTTTCAGTTTAGCGAGCCGAACATGCCGATGGTGTTCAGGTATGCCATTGCAAACCTCGGTGAGATTAAGTTTTACTTGGCTCAAAAGACGATCGAGACTTGACCGAGCACGTTTGTCACCCGGACGGCCGGTACAGTGTCTGGTAGAATCAGTATTGGGTATGTTTCGATACTCACGCGGCCACATCGGACCATAAAGCGAACGCGCCATGACCATCTCCCAACGGCGTACCGTACCGTGTCTGGTGTGACGATGCGTCGAGGCCCCGCGAAGCGACGTAGGCTCGTCGTGATATCCCTATTCGTCTCGATGACTTCGGCAGTTGCGATCGGTACGTGAAACCCCGACGTGGTCGCTTTGGGTGGCCATTCTCCGACGTGCGTGTACTCTTTGTTGTTGAATATATATGTAGTGGCTATAGTATTACCAACCCGTGCAGTCTCACGCACCGTCATATTTTTGGGGATCAAGGCGACGATGATATCCATATGTTATAAAGATGTA